TGGTGGGCCAGTCTCAGCCACGGCCCCGATCTCGGAGTACGCCGTCGTCCGCGTGGTTCGGTGGTGCTGGGAGGGCGCGGTCCGCTCCTGAAACCTCACGCTAGAGCGCGAGTGTGCTCCGTGGAGTGTGACACGCCACGATGACGAGTCAGGTGTGGACTTACCAGGCGAAGGTGCGCGGGCCGGTGCCGGGTGCCACTGACGTGACCCAGAGCAGGTCGTTGCCGTCGAGGAACACCTGACCGTTGACGCATGACGTGTCGGTGATGCCCCACCTGCGGACGATCATCATCGGGCAGACATCGCCCTCAGCCGCGGAGTTGCCGAAGTGGATCTGGACACCGCTGGAGTTGTCGCGGTGCTCGTGGATGTGGGCCTGTGCATCGGCGCGGCGCTTGTTGATCGCATCCGCGTCCTGCTGGCTGAGCGTGTAGAGGACGGTGCGGCCGAGGATGGTGCTACCGAGAGTGGGAATGGTCAAGGAGTGCTCCTTCTAGGGGCGTTGGTAGGTGATCTCGAAGGTTTCGAACTGCTGCCAGAGCCCGCCGACCAGGTCGGGTGCGCCGTCGTAGTTGGCCTCACGGGTCATGACTCGCGCCGTGGTCAAGACCATGGGTGTGACGTACCCAGTGCGGGTGCGGGCGGCGATCTTGAGCCGGATGATGTCGAACAGGGCCCGGGCCTCAGTCTCGGTGGCGCACAGGGCCTGGATGCCCATCTGGAGGTACAGGATGTCGTGGAACCCCGACTGTTCCGCAGCTGCGACAGGGGTGGACCCAGGCAGCGCCGAGCACACGACGAACGGCAGGAGCGTCTCCGGTGGTGGCGTGTCCTGCCAGAGGGTGAGCGGCTTACTACCCACCGTGCCCGGCAGGACCGTGCCCAGCCACGTCTTGAGCTCGGCGACAACCACGCTGGGCTGCCAGATCGGGTCAACCATTGGTGGCACTTCCTTTCACACGGCCAAGGACACCCTCAACGGCGGTGACGGCCGCGGTCTGGAACAACGGTTCGATGGTGTCTCCGGCGGGCTTCCAATGCGGGTACGCCGACTGCTTGTAGACCCGACCCAACGAGTCGACACCGACGAACCCGTACTCGAGGCGGTTGCCCTGCAACGAGTTGGTGTACACGTCGGCCTCGACCGCGCGCTCACCATCGAGGGTGCCTGAGCTGAACGACAGAGAGATGGCGCGGCGGTAGTCACCGGTGGCGACGTTCGGACCCGGACCGGTGCCCTCAATGTGCGGGCGGCCGGGCTTGTGGAACCCTGTGGACGCGTTGATCCGGACCTCGTTCTGCAAGCGCATGCCGTACTCGCGGATCGTGGACTCCATGGCTTGGCCGACCTGGTGGCCGATCTCTTCGAGGTCGATCAGGGTCCCGGTGAAGGACACCTCCACAGACAGGTCGTTACTCATCGGCTTCGCGCCCGTCCAAAGAGTGGTGAGTGACGACCCACCCGATGGTGCCGTCCTCCCTGGTCACTGGCTCGGTCGTCGTGCCACAGACGCAGTCGTCGTTCTCGTCGTGGGCGATGACGTCAGCCAGCGGCAGAACGTGGACGTGCTGCCCCCGGTCCGTGGTGGCAGACTCCCAGGCGGCCATCAGTCGGCCAGCAGGTACGCAGCCAGGGCGGGGTTGCGCTTGAGAGTGTCGAGTAGGAGCGGGGCGACCATAACGACCCAGTCCTCCTCGCTGCGCTTGCGGTTGTCCAGTTGGCCGGCAGCGAAAGCGACGGAGTGCATGACCTCGTGCAGCGTGGTGACCTTGCGCATCTGTGGCGTGGTGTTCGGGTGGATCAGGATCTGGCCGCGCTCATGGTCGGTGTAGCCGTACATCTCGGCCGGTTCAGCCTTGGGATGTTCGACCCAGGCGTCGCCGTAAGTGGTGAGGTCGTACGCCAGCGGGCCGACCGTGATCTTGGCTGGCATATTTTCTGGCATATTTTCATGCCGTTTCTTCGCCATCAGACCTGCCCGGTTTCGGGGTAGGCCGCCACGGTCAGGTCACGGATCGCACCCGCGGAGGAGTCAGGAATGGCCTTGACAATGAACTTCCGGGACACCGACAGCCGCGGGTCACGGCAGGCCAGGACAGTGAACACGTCACCAACCAGCACGTCGACGACCGCGATAGGCAGGACCAGGCGCCACGCGTTGTCCGCCCGGATCGTGCCGGGGTAGGGCTGCCCGTTCGCGCCGCCGGACTGCGGGACCAACAGGGCAACCGTGTCAGCCACAGTGACCGTCGCAAGCACCACTGTCTCTTCGAGCGTGTCCGGGTCCACCGTGACGGTGTCCTGCCTTCGTTGACCCTTCACGCGTGTCCCGCCGGTCGTCATGGCCTGCTCAGCCAACGACTGCGCGCGGGCGAAGATTGACGCCAGGTCAAGGTTCACTCGGGTGCCTGCCCGGTCTCAATGGCCTGCGCCATCTCGATGAGGACCTCGAGCGCGGCCTCGATCGGGTTGCGGTTGAACCCTCGCGTCAACGCAGCCTGGGCCAGGTGGTCGGGGTTGACCGACTGCAGGAACTCCACCGCGTGCGCGCCCTGGATGATGTGCACCTCAGCGGGCCCGTCGTAGGTGACCCCAGCCAAGAGCTCGAGGTAGACCTTGGTCGGAATCTTGCTGTTCCCGCCCTGGATGGTCACCCCGCCGGCGGCGACCCGGTTGGACAGGTCGTGGCCGTCGACGGTCAGCTCCCCGCAGCCGAACGCGTCGATGGTGACATGGACCGGGTGCAGCTGGATCAAGGCTGGGGTCGGCGGGCAGTGCGGTCCGTCGCACTTCTCCCCGGCGCAGTCGGCAGTGTGGACGTAGGCGTCGGTGATGGTGTCTGTGGGCTCAGTCATGCCGCCAGTGTGCCGATGTGCCGTGTGGTGTGCGACGTGCCACGCCTAGGCTGAACGCCTTGCTTGCAGGGCTGCCAGGCGTTTCGCTGCGGGCCCACGCGCCACCGAAGCAGCCGGTGCCATGGTCCCGTTGCCCCTGCGGTCGATGACCTTACGGAACCCCACGTCGGATCCGGCAGCTGCGTCCTTGAGCTGCTGGGCGGTGAACTGCGGGCCCTTGGGTGTGGCGCCGATCAACGACTTGACGTCCGGGCGCGGGATGGTCACGCGTCGACAATTAGGATGAGCTATAGGCACCGAGCGGGCCTCAGCGATGGGCAGGATCAGACCGTTGGCCTGGCGGGTGTCGTCGTGGGAGAGCCATCCGCAGTTGGGTCCGTCCATGACCTCCATGAACTTCACCTGGTGGCCGTCGGCCTGGTTGAACCCACCTACCTGGTAGGCCTCAGCGGTCTTGGTTCGCACGACCATGTCCGCGTAGGAGGCCAGGCCGTGCCGTGAGCCGTCCTTGTAGACAATCGCAGCCACCGACTGCTCCCGAAGGGCCTTGGCCAGCGCCCGGCCCGCCTGCGTGGCTGGTGTGCCCGTGTAGAGCCGGTCTGAGACGTGGTCCCGGGCCAGGGTGCGGATCAGGTCCTTGGTGGTCTGGCGCATGTGCGTGGTGGCCTGCAGCAGGTCTGCGTGGGTGTCCGCGGCGAGGTGGGTGATCGCGTCCAGGTCAACCCCGGTCGAGGCCACCGCCCCACCGACGGTCAGCGCGGTGGCGTGCGCACCGAGGAGGTACGCGTCTCTGACCCCTGCCAGGACGTGGCGGGCGGCGATCTCATCCGCAGCGTCAGCCAAGGCTGCGATGTGGTTCTGGAGCTCGAGGAGGCGGCGCCTGCGGGCCGCGGCGCCCATGGCGGGCCAATCCTGCTCCAGCTGGTCGACCTGGGCGCTGACGCGGGCCCAGACGCGTTCCAGGTCGCGGCGCAAGATCACGGTCAGGGCTTCGATCGAGTCGGCGATCGCCGACGCCGCTCCGGGGTTGTCAGCCACGGGCGGTGACCCGGCGCAGATGCGTCGAGGACGCCGAGCCCCCGGTCACCTCAGCGGTCTCGTCCTGCTCGAGGCGAAGGATCTGCGCGTCGAGCGCGACCAGGTCCGTCTTGGACGAGCTCACAGACAGGACCCCGGTCAGAGTGAAGGAGGACGCCTCCGACCCGCCGGCACCGGCCGCACGGCGGCGCTTCAGCACCCTCAGGGCGACCAGGCGCCACCTGTCGGCCAACGCGGCCGCGTACAGGCCCAGAGTGACGTCCGTGGGTGGGGTGGCGTCGCCGATCTCGTCACGGATCAGGTCAAGGTCGGTCGTCGTGAGCGCCATTATTCGTATCCTCCGTCGCGCGCGGAACTTGCTGATATGTGGGAACGACCCCGCGCCCACGACTCGTGGTCAGTGGGTGCGGGGCCGCGTCAAACAGCGAGCAGCGCTCAGGCCTTGGCCTGGCGTGCAGCCCGCTTCGCAGGTGCCGGCTTGGGCTCGGAGTCCCCGATGCCCTGGCCGTCGTCCGCTGGCTCCGGCTCAACCTCGAGCACGGGGCCCTCTGAGGGTTCGGTGTCACCGGATTCGTCAGCGGCACCACCCTCGTCATTGTTGTTGGCTTCAGCGGGCCCTTCGGTGGCGAGCAGGTGCGCGCCCACCTCGGAACCCTCAGGGACCTCGTCGCCAGCGAACAGGATGACCGGACCGCCCGGTGCCCCGTGAAGGAACACCGACCCGTCCAGGTCATCCCGAATGCGAGCCACGATCAGAGCACCTTCGCAGACAGCAGGCCGGCGATGTCGGCCGCGACCGGCATGAACGTCGCGTTGACCTTCGTCCAACCCGTGACCGGGTCCGGGGTCTTCCATGCGGAAGCCACCAGGCCAGGAG